TGGGCAGAAAGTTAAAGTACGGTGGAGACCGTGAATTTGCTGACTGGAACATCAAGTGCTATAACGATGGTGGATATCAGTTGCGTAAAGCATTTGAATCATGGTCAAATATCATCAACTCATATCAGGGCAATGTTGGCCCAAACAATATGAATTCTTACCTTTGTGACTGGTATGTACAGCCACTATCTCGTGAAGGCAATCCAATTTGCACTTACAAGATGGTTGGAGTATGGCCAAAGGATGTTCAAGGTTACGAATTGAACTTTGATTCCAAGACCAACATCTCGGAGTTTGGTGTGGTGATGTCGTATCAGTACCATGAACTTCAGGGCGTAACAACCTGATTCAAAATTTAATGGAGTCTTTATAATATGGAACTCTTCGGCTTAAAAATTGAGAGGTCGAAGAAGCAGCAAAGCGACTTCAAGGCACTAAAATCTTTCGTAGTTCCAACTACGGACGACGGTGCAATTCCAGTCGAAGCAGGCGGCTTCTACGGTCAGTATGTGGATCTTGATGGTTCAGTTCGTAATGATTACGAATTGGTAGCCAAATACCGTGAAATGTCAATGGATCCTATTTGTGAAACAGCAATTGATGATGTTGTTAATGAATCCATTGTATGCGAAGGTAAGCGTTCTCCTGTAAAAATTTTCTTCACTAGCGATTTAAAAGTTGGTGAGCCTATTAAAGATAAAATACAGGAAGAATTTAAAAACATTCTTCGTGTCATGCAGTTTGAAACCAAGGGTTACGAAGTATTTCGTCGTTGGTATGTGGACGGTAAAATATACTTTCACATCATTAGCGACGAAAAGAAGACAGAAAAGGGCATTCTTGAACTTCGTTTTGTTGATCCACTAAACATTCAAAAGATTCGTGAGTTTGAAAAAGAAACTCGCAAAGACGGCACGAAAATCATTACTGGTTATCGTGACTTCTATATCTACAACAAAGATAATCCTCGTGCAGGTGGTAATGCAGCAGGCATCAAGATTAATGATGATGCTATTGCATTCTGTTCATCAGGTCTGTTTGATAGTCGCTATCGCAGAACTGTAGGATTCATGCACAAGGCTATCAAGCCACTAAATCAACTTCGCATGATGGAAGACGCTGTAGTAATCTACCGTCTATCTCGTGCTCCTGAGCGTCGCATCTTTTACATAGATGTTGGTTCGCTACCTAAGACTAAAGCCGAGCAGTATGTCAAGGACATCATGGGTAAGTATCGTAACAAACTTGTGTACGATGCTAATACTGGTGAAATCCGAGACGACAAGAAGTTTATGAGCATGTTGGAAGACTACTGGCTGCCTCGTCGTGAAGGTTCAAAGGGAACTGAAATCAGCACTCTAAGCGGAGCACAGAATCTTGGCGAAATGACCGATGTGGTGTATTTCCAAAAGAAACTGTACAAGGCTCTAAATGTGCCTGTATCACGCCTAGAGCAAGACAAGGGGTTCCAATTGGGGCGTGCGGCTGAAATTAGCCGTGACGAATTGAAGTTTAATAAATTCGTCATTCGTTTGCGTAACAAGTTTAGCGAACTGTTCTATGATCTGCTACGCAAGCAGTTGTTGATGAAGGGAATTATTAAACAAGACGATTGGGCTGGTATTAAAGAATGCCTGTTTTTTGATTACCTTAAGGATAGTCATTTCGTAGAACTCAAAAATCAAGAGTTGCGAAAGGGTATGTACGAGGAACTGAGCCAAGTTGAAAAATACATAGGTAAGTACTATTCACATTATTGGATTCGTACTCAAGTGTTGGCTATGAGTGAAGCACAGATCAAGGAAATGGACAGTCAGATATCTAAGGAGCGTAATGCAGGCTTGTATGCTCCAGATAACACGGTGTTCGGTTTACAGTAACGGAGAATTTAAATGGAAAATTTGCAAAAAGCAATTGATGCTACAAAAGAAAAGAATGCGATTGACTTTAAACAAGTTATCTCTGCTGAACTGGCAGATAGACTTTACAAATCAATCAACACCAAGAAAGAGTCTATCTCTGGTAGTATAACCAAGAAAGATGAAACTCCTGTTGAGGCTGCGGCTGAGGAAGATGCTGCTCCTGCGGTATCTGAGGCTAATGTTCTGGCTCCATCTGCACCTGTATCGGGTGGCAAGGTTGGAATTCCTGGATCAGAAAGGTCAAATTCAGGTGCGGGAGAAATTCCTGACCCTTTAGAAGGAGAACTGAAGGACGAAATAGAAAACGCCTTCGGTCTAAAAGGTGACTCGGATAAGATGATTGCCAAGGATGACGACATCTCTTTGGATCCAAACTTTGAAAAAGAATTTTACATGAAAGAGATGGATTACAACGGTCACAAGGTAACTTTGAAGCAGGTTGGATTAGGTCTTTCAAAGCCTGTGCGTGTCTATGTTGACAACAAGCGTTGGGAATTCTTTCCAGGCCCCGAAGCCGCATTGAAGGCTTCCAAGTCATACATTGATGGAATGGACAAGCAAGAAAGTGTGAATACATCAGAGGCTGTAACAGAAGCAAAGGTTGACCTAGACGGCAGAAGTCGTTTATATAAATCAACTGTTGCTCGTTTAGAGCAAGCCCGTGTGCGTCGTGAAACTCACAACAGTAAAGTTAAAGAGTTGGAAGAAAATTCAACCATGACAAACCAAGAAATCTTGGATGCCGTTAACATGAAAAACGGTAAATTTGTTATGGGTGAAGAAGAACTAAGCGACAAACAAAGTAAATACAGAAAATTCTTTTCTGCTGCTTTAAAGAAGCATGGTGCATCATCGCCCACAGAATTATCAGGAGAAAAGAGAAAACAATTCTTCAACTATGTTAAAGCAAATTGGAAGGGATAATGCCCAACACACCATCACAACTAAAAAACGAAGTATCACGCAAGATTGTAGATTGCGTTAGAGAATGTGTTTCTACAAACAAGGGTAAAACTCTTGAGTTGATGGATGGTTCAATTGTTCGTCTTACTCCTATGCAAGCAGAAAAATTCATCTCAATTCACGACGAGTTGAGTGAATCTAATCAGGCTTCTTTTCGTTTAATGCTAGTTGAAACAAAAAAATCATTTGAAGGAGTTAATACCTTCTGTAAGGAGAGAAAGTAATGGCTGCTAGATTAGACTATCTTGTAAAAAGTAAGAACCGTTGTGTGGTGGCGTATTCATCAGATGGTGCAGGCGGAAATGTTGAGTTCAATATTGGACCTACCGCATTTTGCTCCAACATCACAGAATTTACCGGTGAGTTTGCAACAAAAGGATTAACTTTTACCTCTGCTGCAATCGCAAGAGTTGTTGGTTCTGCTGGCGGAAACGCAGGAACTATTGAAATTGCATTTGCTGGATCATCTCCATATCAAGCATTTCAACTTCCATTTGCTTCAACAATTGATAGCAACTTTGAGCGTTTCACAATTCCAAATCTAGCGGTAGGATCAACAGGTATGGCAACCATCACTAATCGTTTAGGTGGTGGTGCAACCGCCTCTTTCGCTATTGAATTTGTGACTCGTCATGTCTAATATCAAATAAAAGGGAGAATCTACAAATGAAACTATTCTGTGACATTAACGAGGAAATTCAAGTTTTAACCGAAGAGAATGAGCCAGGCAAAAAGAATTACTTTATTGAAGGCATCTTCTTGATGTGCGATCAAAAGAATCGCAACGGTCGTGTTTACACCTTTGAAATGATGAACAAGAAGGTTAACGAATACAACAATTCTTTTGTTAAGCAAAAGCGTGCTTTTGGTGAATTGGGACACCCTGAGGGCCCCACAATCAATCTAGAACGCGTATCCCACATGATTACAGATCTGTATTCTGATAAAAAGAATTTTATTGGTCGTGCTAAAATCATGGATACCCCATACGGCAAAATTGTAAAAAACCTCATTGATGAGGGAGCCAAATTGGGTGTGTCTAGCCGTGGAATCGGCTCTTTAGAAGAGATAAACGGGATTAATTATGTGAAAGACGACTATCAACTAGCCACCGCCGCTGATATTGTAGCCGATCCTTCGGCTCCAGAAGCCTTTGTTCGGGGCATCATGGAAGGTAAGGAATGGATTTACGAGAGTGGCAGATTGGTTGAGAAAGATATTGAGCAAATTAAAAAAGACATTAAAAAGGCATCATCACGAAACCTAGAAGAAGCCAAAATGAAAGCGTTTGAGAAGTTTTTACGAAATATTTAAGAACACTAAATATCATTTGACACCTTCATAAATTCACAAGGAGCGAGTTCATGGACTCATTTAAGAACGAAGAAGTAGAAGAAATCCTCGAAGAGGAAATTACAGAAGAAACCTCAACAGAAGAAGTAGTCGTTACTGACGAAGAAACTATTGAGGAAGACGCAGCAGCCACACAAAAGGCAACTGTTACTTCCAAGCAGCCTGCTGGCGAGAAGTCAAAACTTCCCGCTGCTGCTAAGAGTAAGGGCTCTTCCAAGTACGCTGGTCTTTACAAGGACGGCGAAGGCAAGGGCGTAGAAGTTCCTGAGCCTGTTGCTACCGATTCTTCTGCTTCTGCTGACAAGCAATTGAAGTTGGTGGATGCCAAGCGTTCTGGTAAGACTGAAGATGTTCAAGTTCACATGGACGCTATGTTCAATGGTGAAGAACTATCAGAAGACTTCAAGACCAAGGCTTCCACAATCTTTGAAACCGCTCTCAACGAGCGAGTTGAAGCAATTGAGAGTGAAATCAAGGCTGAATACGAGAACCGTCT